GAACGAGCATCAGGCCGATGTGTTGATCGCTGAGCTCGGCGACGACCTGGCGCTCCTCGCGTCCGTCTTCGAGATGTACTCGGCGGGCACCCAAGCGGGGGAAGCCTCGGCCTCGCAGGACTGATTGACCAGTACGGCGAGGGCCTCTATCCCGATCTCCTATTTCACTTCGGCGTTGACCTAGTGGACGTGATCGAAGGTAGGGGCCCTTCGCCTGTGTTGGCCTATCAGCTCGTGCAGAGGCTACCTGACACCTCCCTCACAGTCGCCCTTATGTCGGGCGGCAGGGAGCACTTCGGCTGGGGCGTTGACCGCCACATGAATGCCGACACTTACGACGCGCTCAATACCAACACCCGAGCCACGGGCAACTTCGCCAAGGGTAAGGCCCCGAAGTTCCCACCATATCCCCGACCGACCCCTAAGCCCGAGGAGGGCAAGACGGGGAAGTTGAAGGCCACGGTGGCAAGCATCTATGCCCGACTCAGCAGGAGGTAGTCCAATGCCCGCAGGACAGATCATTGGGCGGATCGCCATAAAGGTGCTCCCAGATACCGACTCCTTTCGTAAGGAAGCGAAGGCAAAGCTCGCCGTCATTGAGAAGGGCTTGAAGTTCGTCGTACCGACGACGCTCGATATCACTGGCGCGAAGCGTGACCTCCTCACCGTACTGCGCGAACTCAACGCCGAGAACAAGGCGATGAACTCGCGCAAGATCCGCCTCTATGTGCAGATATCCACGGACGGTATGCGCGGCGAACTCGCCAAGTACCGGCGTGAAGCGACTGCGATGGCCAAGACGAACCCCGTCAAGATCAAGGCGGAACTGGTAGCCGCCAATGCGACGCTGGAGTTGGACAAGTCTTCGCTCGAACACGTGAAGCGGCAGATCGAGCACTGGCGCCGCGGGATCGACCCGCTGAAGATTTCAGTCAAGCTCCAATACGGCTCAGTCTCCGCAATGGCAGTTAGCGCCCGGCTCGCAATCCTCTCCCGCGATCGGTTCGCCACGATCATTCCTCGCGTCAGCAAGACGGCGCTCGCGAAGGCCGGTACGCTCCTGTCCGCCCTGTCCGGCGCTCGCATGTTGCATTCGACGTGGAACAACATCTGGGACATGTTCAAGAACCTGGATAAGGTCATCCCGCTTATCGCTGCCATTGGCAACGGCATCGGCGGTCTTGGCGCTGCCGTACTGTCGGCTTCGAGTAACGTCTTCGCCCTCGCCTCCTCGCTGGCGTCTATCGCCGCTGTGGGCCTCGTACTGCCCGGCATCATGATGGGCTTCGCGATCGGCCTGGGTATCACCCTGCTCGCCCTGAAGGGCGTCAAGAAGTTCATGCCCGACCTCTACAAGGAGTGGACGGCATTCAAGGATCTCGCCACCAAGGACTTCTGGTCGACGGCAGGTAAGGGTATCCACGAACTGGCTCACCTCTACCTGCCCGAACTCGGCAATACGGCCAAAGAGGTCGGTCGCTTCTGGGGCACATTCGCCAGCGCGCTGAGCAAGCCGTTCAAGTTGGCGCTCGGTCCCATGTTCGACAACCTGAACAAGTCCATCAAGATCAGCGCCGACAACGCGGGCATCTTCGCGAGCATCGTCACTCAGCTCGGTCTCACGGGTTCTAGTTACCTGCCGTCGCTGTCCCTGTGGTTCTCGCGAGTCGCCACGACCTTCGACAACTTCCTGAAGAAGGCTTCGGCTGACGGCACCCTGAAGGCGTGGGTCGACACCGGCATTGCCGCCCTGCACGACCTGGGCCGCGTCCTAAGTGGGACGTTCAACGTCCTGGCCGACCTCGGCCGCGCCGCGAAGGCTGCGGGCGGTTCCACGCTGGGTATCCTGGCCGACTCGCTCGCCGCTCTCCATAAGGTCACCTCCGGCCCTGTATTCCAGAAGGGCATGGCGGACGCCTTCCGGGCGGCTCATCAGGCCATTCAACTTATCGTTACAAAGGCGGGCCCCGCCGTGAGCAAGTTCTTCACGGTCTTCAGCGCCACCCTGACCACGCTTCTGCCGATCATCGGTAGCACCATCGGCACGGCGCTCGACGCCCTCGCCAAGGCGCTGTCGCAGCCCGCCTTCCAGACGGGCCTGACTGCCATGTTCACGGGCATCCAGAAGGGTATTGAAGCGCTCGCGCCCGCAATGCCCTCAATAGGCATCGCGTTCGGCAAGCTCATGGAGGTCGTCGGCACGCTGGCGACCAACTTCGGTCCCCTTCTGAATGGATTCCTTCAGGGACTCACGGACCTGTTCCTAGCGCTGGCACCGGCCATTACGCCGCTGATCCCGATTCTGACCAACGCGCTACTGACGGTCATCCAGACGTTGGCCCCAGCCCTCGTGGCCGTGGTCAAGGCACTGGCGCCGACATTCCCCGGCGTTGTCGCCGCGCTGGCTGATGCAGTTGTCAAACTCGCGCCGAGTCTTCCGGGCCTAGCGACGGCACTCGGTAGCCTCCTGATCGCCCTTACCCCATTGCTGCCCAAGATTGTTGACCTGGCGGTACAGCTCGTTCCCGTGGTTATCCAGATCGTCGACCTGACTATCGCGTTCGCCCCCTTGATCACGACGATCATGGACCTGGCGGTACGGGTGTTGCCGTACCTGGAGTTCAACCTCAAAGCGCAGGTCTGGGCGATGGGGCTGATAGTCGGTGGCCTTTCGACGCTACTGAATGCGTTTACGACCATCTTTGGCACGATACTCTCAACGTCGGCAAACATCGCGGAGAAGTTGCATCTGCCATGGGCTGGCACTCTGCGCTCGATCAGCGACGGGTTCAACTCGATGGCCGCGCAAGCTAAGGCCAATATGGCGGCTATCGCCACTGGCGCCGGAACTTCGGGCGCTCAGACTAGCGCTAACTTCGCCGGTGGCATTAACGCCAACATGCCCGCAGTCAATGCGGCCGGGGCGTCGATGGCGTTTGGCGTGAAGTTCCCACTGAGTCATATTGGCGCCTACGACATTGGCGTCGGCGTGGCCCAGGGCCTGGCTAATGGCATCCTCTCCCGTCAGGTGGCGGCGATCAAGGCGGCGACCATGACGGCGCAGGCTACGGCCAACGCAATGCGAATCGCGTTCAACTCGCACTCCCCGTCGCGAGTAACGATGGAGATTGGCAAGAACGTCGGTGAGGGTCTGATCGTCGGCATGGAGTCGACCTATGACGCCATACGCCGGTCGCTGGCTGGGCTGGGCAGGGACATAGCCAGCACGACCATACAGGCCCCCGCTGTGCAACTTGCGGGTGTCAGTACCAATGGCGTCTCCGGTGGCCTCAGCGCCGCTTACGGGGCCGCTGGCGCCCCTGTCTCGGCGGCGTTCGCACCGTCGATCACGATTCCCGTCACGGGAGCCAGCGTGTCCCCCGAGGACGTTGCCGACGCGCTGCTCTTTGCGGTTCGTCGCATGACCAACGGTGGCGTCTACGCCTAAGCGTGACAGCTCGCGTCCGTCGTATCGAAGGTAACCCCCTTCGGTGCGGCGGGCGCCCCTACTTGCTGAACAGAAGGAACATACATGCCCACCTTCGGTCTTCTGCCCTCCGATGTTGTCGCGAACTCCAGGGGTGACGTTCTGGGCGGCGTCACACTGTCCCTGTATGCGACACAGGCGGACGCTCTCGCATCGACCGGCCTTCTGACTGCGGTCACGTCCGATCTGCTCGGGCGCTGGTCATATACCCACGCAACGCTGGGTGTCGCGTGGGTGCGGACGCCGCCCAGCATGGACTTCCCGGCTGGCGTCGTTTACCCGGTGATTGCGCCGGAGGTTCTTACTGGTGCAATCGTCACAGGTCCCACGGGCCCTCCCGGTGCCACGGGCCCTCCCGGCCCCATGGGCGGCACAGTCAGTGGGCTATGGGCCGACACCGACGGCGTTCCGTACTTCGACATGACTGGCAGTGGCACCGCATACACCCTCGCCCCGGATACCGATGGCGCCCCCTTCTTCGCGTAAAGGAATACTAAAATGACCCAGCCCGCGTCGAAGAGACTACTCACCGAGGCAGCCGCTAGTTCCACCTATGGGACGCTCCTGACGCCCGTCGAAACCATCGCCTACAACACCGATGGGACGGTCTCTAGCCAGACCATCGGCGGCGTCGCAACCACCTACACGTGGAACACGGACGGCACCCTTGCGACCGAAACGAGGGATGGCGTGACCCGCACCTACGCCTACACGGGCACCAACCTGACGGCGGTGTCCTGATGGACCCCGTAACACTCGGCATTGCCAACGGCGCC